TTCCGCCCAGGCTCGCTCGATTTACTGGAGTCGTTCTGTCAGCTGACGATCGAGAGCCAGCGGATCATCCGTGTTCTTGCGCGCACGCGCGTGGGGACCGGTGACTACATTGAGATGCAGAAAATGGCGGCACGCAACTCGTCGATGCTAACCACGCTCGGCAGCAAGCTGCGGCTCACGGTACAGGCTGACACCGATGGGCGGTCGAAGAAGACTGGAGAGCGTGGTGATGCCTCAGCCGACGACGGTCTTATCGGCGGAGCCGCGGTAAACAGGCAATTGCGGGTCGTTAAGGGCTGATGGCTCGCGCTAGGCGGAAAGCCGACCCGAGCCGAGCCGATCGGGTCTGTGAGTTCATCGAGAAGTATCTCCTAGTACCTGAGGGCAAGGATGTTGGTCAGCCGGTGCGGCTTCGCGTTTGGCAGCGCGAAATCATCGCCGGCATCTACGAGCCGAAGGTGCGCCGGGTCATCATTTCGGTCGGCCGGAAGAACGCGAAGACTACGCTCGCCGCCATGCTGGTGCTGGCGCACTTGATCGGGCCCGAGGCGAGGCGTAACGCGCAAATCTATTCGGCGGCGCAGTCGCGCGATCAGGCGGCGATCGTATTCGGGCTGGCAGCCAAGATGGTGCGCATGAGCCCCAAGTTGAGCCAGCCCGAGAATGTGGTGGTGCGGGATTCGGCGAAGGAGCTGTTCTCGCCGCTCACCGGGGTTCGGTATAAGGCGCTGTCGGCGGACGCCACCACAGCCTATGGCCTGTCCCCTGTGCTCGCGATCCACGACGAGCTGGGGCAGGTGCAGGGACCGCGATCAGAGTTGTACGACGCGCTGGAAACCGCGATGGGGGCTCAGGTCGAGCCGCTATCGATCGTCATCTCGACGCAGGCGCCGACCGATGGGGACCTGCTGTCGCGGTTGATCGACAACGCCAAGGCGCAGCGGAATGCGCGGACGCGGCTGTTCCTCTACACCAGCGAGCCGGAAGACGATCCCTGGGACGAGGCGACCTGGCACAAGGCTAATCCAGCGCTTGGCGATTTCTGCTCGCTGGAGGAAATGCGGGACCTGGCTGAAGAGGCGAAGGCGCTGCCGGCGCAAGAGGCGGCTTTCCGCAATCTGAACTTGAACCAACGCGTCTCGCCGGAGGGGCACTTTATCGGGCCAGCAGTGTGGTTGCGAAACGGTGAGGCTCCGGATCTGGCCGCGTTCAATCGGTGCCCGGTTTATGTCGGCGTCGATTTGTCCGCCACACAGGATTTGACCGCGGTTGTGGCGGTGGCGATCGACGAAGCTGGTGTCCGGCATGTGCGGTGTTGGTTTTTCCTGCCGGGCGAAGGGTTGTCCGAGCGAGCCCGGCGAGATCGGGTTGAGTATGACGTTTGGGCTGATCAGGGGCATTTGATCCCGATCCCAGGCAGCAAGACGATCGATGAGGATTTTGTCGCTCAGAAGCTGGCGCCCGAATTGAAGCGCATGGACGTTCGCGCTGTCGCTTATGATCGGTGGCAGTTCGAGAGCTTGCGGAAAGCATTTTCCCGAGCTGGATACGAGCCGCCGTTCCTCGAAGATTTCGGGCAGGGCTTCAAAACTATGACACCGGCGCTCAAGGCGCTGGAAACGGTGTTGCTCGAAGGGCGGGCCCGGCACGGCAATCAACCGGTCCTGACCATGTGCGCGGCGAATGTGCGAGTTAGCACAGACGATGCCGGCAATCGGAAGTTGACCAAGCGTCGGTCGACCGGTCGCATTGACGGGATGGTGGCTTTCGCGATGGCTGAGGGCGCAGCGGCGATCGCGGTAGAATCGAATGAGTACCGCGGCATCTACGCCAACCCAACCGCTTACGAAAAGGCTTTTGGTGCGGCGCAGCCGGTGGATACCGGCGAAGTCGATTTCGACGTCCTCAAGGACATGAGCCATCCGCTGTTCGCCGAGCATAAGGCGCGGTTCGAACGGCAGCAGGACGCGCGGCTGATGCGCGAGGGGGCGGACTGGTAGGTATGGTTTGGCCCTTCGCGCGCGCGCTGAGCCGGTTTAGGCAAGCCCGTAAAACAACCGAGCTGCCGCATCCGTCGCATCGCAATATCCCCTATAGCGGCCGGACGGTCGCCCGGGTCTACGTCACGCCGGATCGGGCGCTGATGAATGACACGGTCTGGGCAGCGCATCGATATCTGACACAAACCGTGGCGCAGTTGCCGGCCCGTGTGCAGCGCGACACTTCGAGCGGAACCGAACAGGTCGCCGCGCATCCGGTCGATAGCCTATTGAATTGGCGCGTGAACCCTGAGCTGTCGCCGTACCAGTTCAAGGAGACTATGGTCGGCTGGGCGTTGATGCACGGCAACGGTGTTGCCGAGATCGAGCGAGATGCTGTTGGCCGGGCCATTAACCTTTGGCCGATTGAGCCGCATCGCATCCGCTTCCTGCGTGACGTCGAGACGCACCAACTGATTTATCGGGTCAACAACGGAACTGACGGAACCGTCGACCTCGGATCGAATGACGTCTTCCACCTTCGGGGCTTTGGCAACGGCGCGGTGGGGTTGAGCGTCATCGAATACGCGGCGCAGTCGATCGGCTGGGCGCGGGCGACGGAGCTCTTCGGCGCGGCGTTTTTTGGCAATGGGATGAATGCCGGCGGCGCGATCGAGGGCACCCAGGGCATGGATGATGCCGCGGTCGAGCGATTGCTTTCACGGATTGACGAGCGCCACGGCGGCCCAGCCAATTCGCATCGGCCTCTTATTCTGGACGGCGGGCTGACATGGAAGACAACTTCTGTCACCCCGGATGACGCGCAGTTCGTTGCGACGATGCAGCACCAGGTCGAAACGATCTGTCGCTGGATGGGGGCGCCACCGCACAAGGTCTATCACCTGTTGCGAATGACCTTCAACAACGTCGAGCAGCTGTCTATCGACGTCGTCGGGGATTGCATCGTGCCTTGGGCGATGCGGCTGGAGCAGGAGGCGACCTATAAGCTGTTCGGTCAAAACCGCGCGGGATTTCATGTGACGTTCGAGGTGAAGGGGCTGCTTCGCGGTGACTTCCTGTCGCGGCAGACTGGTCTTCAGATCCTGCGGCGCAACGGTGTCATTAACGCCGATGACTGGGCCGGACTCGAAGACATGAAGAAGCCAGGCAAGGCCGCTGGCGGCTCGACGTACATCGTCGAAGGCAACATGACGACGATGGATCAGGTCGGACAGAAGCCGCTTGCGGCGCCAGCCGCGTTGCCGACCCCGGCGAATGATCCTGGTGCTGCGGCGGCAGTGAGCCGCGCCAGAGCCCGGCTCGGCATGGAAGTGGCCCATGTCTGATCGCGTGCTCGGTCTTGCTGGTGGCGGGGCAGATCCCGAGCGCCGAAAGGATCTGCTGATATCGCTCTGCGAAGTCACGGACGTTCTAGCCGAACGCATTGCCGATTTCGGCCCGCGGCTAAGCGCTATCGAAGCGCGGCCAAGCGCTCGTGATGGGCGTGATGGTGCGGCTGGACCGCAAGGGCCGATCGGCGAAAGGGGCGTCAAGGGCGACCCCGGACCACGAGGGGAGCGAGGGGAAATTGGCCCTACGGGGCCGCAGGGATTGCAGGGTCCCGCTGGCGAGCGCGGTGAAATCGGCCCCATCGGGGCGGCCGGCAACGATGGCGCTGCCGGTCCGCGCGGCGAACCTGGTCCTATTGGTCCCCAGGGTATTGCTGGTGAACCGGGACCTCGCGGCATTGTCGGCGAACCAGGACCGCAAGGCATTGCCGGCCGGGATGGCCGCGACGGGTTGCCTGGGCCCCAGGGCGAGCGCGGCGAGATCGGTCCGATGGGTCATTCCGGCCCGGCCGGTGACTCTGGGCCGCAGGGTATTCAAGGCGATACCGGCCCCCAGGGTGAGCGCGGCGAGACGGGACCAGTTGGGCCGCAAGGGCCGCAGGGGGAACGCGGGCCGGCAGGCCTGCAGGGGATCAAGGGGGATGTTGGATCCGCTGGACCGAAGGGCGAAGTCGGGCCACAGGGCCTCCAAGGTGAGCGCGGGCCGATCGGCCCAAAAGGCGCGGACGGAACGCCTGGGAAGGATGGCGCTGATGGCGCCACCATCGATCTCGGCGAGAGCTTTGCCGCCAATTTGACCGCTCGCGATCTTGCCAAAGTGCGGATCCGAGAGATGGTGATTGAAGGAATGTCAGTGCGCGTGCTGGTGCTGGATTGAGGAGGCGACAAT